AAGGTCGTGGAATCTGAATCAGAGGATGCGTCAGCAGAACTTGACGGACTGCTTGGTTCTCTTGGAATCGGTAAAGAATAATCTGCACAATTGGTTGAACACTTGGGGATGGGCGGTGCAGCGCCCTTCCCTTTTTAATCTTATCAAATCATAACCATGCTACAACAAAGCGAAACCTTTAATCAATACAAGTTCTTAACATCTCTCGAAGAATCAATTAAGCAAGAGATAGACAATGGCAACATCAAAGATTCAGTAGATGTGATGTGTCACATAGACCAAACCATAGCCGATGAAGTCATTTACTATTCTGATTGTTGGGATATATGCAATGTCCTACGGCCGAACGAATGGGATGACAACGATTGGCAGATTACGTCTATTGATGACTTGGCAGCATATGCTCTTAGACATTTAATCGAAGAATCGTTTGACCAAAACCAATTCTTTACCGATGAAGAGTAAATTCTATGAGGCATTCAATGCCGATACCCTTCGGTACGATGTCATAAATCGAAAGACCTACAAGGTTGTGCGTACCTTCGACAAGAAGTACGGAGCAATGATGTGGGCTGCTATGTTAAACAACCGGGAGGCTTCGGCCTCCCTTTAATTCCCTTTCTAATGAATCATAATGACCAACACCTTCTGAATATGTATATCAGAATGAAGCGGGCCGGACAAGGTAAGGCTGCGCTTGAACATAAAATTACATGCAAAGACAATGGCTATTACTCCGCCGTGTCTAAAATGAATCAGTACGACGATGGAGTCGAAGATTAATTATGCCGTGGCAGTCGAGGGGTTGTACATTGAGACGACCCCCGATGCCCACGATAGACTTGTCGATGCCCTACGTCATGCTGGGCTTATGTCTACCATGCGTGTTGTTTATCCCGACCTTGCGCTTGCGCTGGAGGAATTGGCAGACCCATCGGGAAAGCGTACCGAGACTGAGCACACCGATACGGAAATAAATACCCCGTAATTATTTTGGAAACTTTCCTTGTTTATTTGGAAAATGTTTTTATCTTTGTCAGGCAATGTTGTTTTTGCAAAACTAAAATTTGAATTATGTCACCAACAATCACGGGCGTACTAATCGACCCAACCACCCAATCAGTTTCCTATACGGAAATCACTGCAAATGAGGATGGTACAGTATCTCTTATGGGGCTGTACGACACCCTTGACTGCAGCCTTGTAGATAGGTTCTCACTATCATCAGATGCCGACCTCGTACTTGACGATGAAGGTTTGCTTAAGCCGAACAACCCCGGATTCACCATTGGAAGTTATCCACGTATATTCGCCGGTAAGGCCGTGCTATTGCGTGTAGAAGACCATTCATGGGTAAGCGTACCGAGCATCAACATGGAGGCTATGACTGAGCTTGTTCAGTGGTTCTCTCCAGCAGATGTACAAGAGCAAGACATGGGTGTACGTGTAACCACAATCTAACCAATCATGGACAAAGTTGAATCAATCATTGAGCGCACAATACGTGAGCTTGAAAAGCGGGGCTACAACGTAAAGAGTGCCGTAAAGCAAAAGCCTATCAACAAGTCGCAAGACATTGACATCGCATACGCAAAGAAGATTATGAACGAGTCCGCATATCGTATACACGACATCGCAAAAGACAAAGCTCAGTATCAGCGCATGTACTATGTGATGAACAGCACCGCATCATTCTCTCACGAAGATGCTATTGCAATCATTGATTTCCACATGTGGCAATTGATGGGCATACAAAAATTAATTCATGAATACCTTAAAGAAAAAACCGAAGCCATTAGTCAGTGAAGCTCTTAAGTCAGCTTGTTTTATGATTTCCGAGACAAAAGGATACCGAGGCATGGGCATTACATCTATTGCTAAAGATTGTGGAGTAGGCCAAGACCGGCTATACAAGATAATCGAAGGCAAGAGTGGCGTGCGTGGTCTACCATTCGAAGTGTACCACAAGATGGCCAAGCGATTTCCATTTGTCGAAGAAGTCCTATCTAGGGCACTGTGACCGAGGAGTGGCGTCTATGTGAAGTGTTCCCCATGTACGAAGTAAGTAACTTTGGAAATGTACGGAACGCCAAGAGTAAGCGCCCCCGAAGGACAGTAATTAGATACGGCCATAGACAAGTTCTTTTAGTGGTTATATCGGGAAGGAAACGAAGATTCGCAACCGTGGCAAGACTAGTGCTTGCTGCCTTCGAACCAAAGGGGATGACCCTTACGAAGTGGTGGCACATCGACGGAGACAAAACGAACGACCATTTAGACAATCTCAAGTGGGTTACTTGGGATGAGCTACGCAAACTAAGAAAACGTGCTAAGCGAGCAGCACTTAAATCGCTCGCAAAAAAATCAAAATCATGAGCATTGTTCAAGGAGAAATCCAAAGCTACGAGGTGACCCCATTCAAGGAAATGTTTCGTCACCAACTTACCATCAACGGTACCAAATACTCAGTGTACAAAAAGTCTAACGCTGCATTCGCAAGTATTGGGGCCAATGTCACACTGCAAATTACCAACCCTACTGCTGGGACTGCAAAGCTTCTTGAAGTAGGTGCGGGTGCACCGGTAACGCCTCAGTCGTTTCAGCAGACATATCACGTAGAGCAAACGCCGGCACCATCATATGGGGCAGCGTCTACTACGCAGTTTACGACATCAAAGGGCAACGCAGACAAGGACGTTCTAATCATCCGTCAGACATGCGTGAAGGCAGCATGTGAGTTTTACGCATCACAACCCGTCGATACCTCAGATGAAATCATTGAGCTCGCACGCAAACTTGAGCAGTATGTCTTGCAAGGATAGAAATGCCATGTCGTTCATTGAGTGGATGTACAAGATTAAAAACGTCTATGCTGCAAACAACGCTATGATGGATGTGGCTATTGCTAAACTGATGGAGAATGAAATACGCAAACATTGATGAGTTGATTATGGATGTGGAGCGCACATGCGCATTCCTAGACCATTTTCACGACGAGCTTGACGAATTCGGTCGGGGCGAGTATGAGAAGTTTCAGAAAACACTTGAATTTATTAAATCACTATGAACGAAGAATTAGATTTTGAACACCTGCGCTACAGCGTATTAGACTGGGCAAGACAGCGCAACCTGCTGAATTCAGAAAACGCATACAAGCAAATGCTTAAGGTGACTGAAGAAGTGGGTGAGTTGGCCGGAGCCATTGCCAAAAACAACACAGAGGACATCATTGATGCAGTAGGCGACACACTTGTCACTATCATCATTCTCAGCGAGCAACTTGGCATTGACCCAATCGTTTGTCTAACGTCAGCCTACATGACCATTGCTAATCGCACTGGTAAGACTGTAGACGGAGTATTTATCAAGGACTGATGTGCCAAGATGCTCACGATGATGTGGCTTGCAGCAAATGTGGCCGAGTAGGGTTTCATTCGTACGGATGTACCGAAGGAGTTACATACGTTGCGCACGTACCAGGCTCAAGTCCGTTTGCCTTGTCTAAAGACATCAACACCTTGAAAAGCATGTATGGTCATATTGATGGATTGGTTATATCACCTATCGGAGATGGCGCTCATACAAATTACTCTGACGAAAATTATGTATCACAATTTGACAGCGAGATATGAAAACAAATGACTTTGTTAAGCATGTAAGAGAGCGTATGGCTAGGTCCATGAGCGTGCTAGAGAGTAAGCGAAAGGAATATGTCTACAACGACAACCCGTTTCAGAACTTTGAAGAGGGTGTCGGTTTAAGTATAGTTAACACTAGAGAAGCCGTCACGTACGGATATGCGGTCAAGCACCTTCAGTCTATCAAGGGAATCATTGAGAAGTTTGAAGTTGAAGGCGAGACCCCGTCTAAAGAAGTTATCATAGAGAAGTTTGGGGATGCCATCAATTACTTGATTATCCTCGAGCAAATGCTCTTAGAGCACTTGGAAGATTAATTGGGATGGCAGCAAGTTGGTTACGCTATGCGGTAGGTTGTTCCGGTGGGGCATAGCGGCTATCCTTTTAAATTAAACTGAAATGAAAATAGAACTAACAATGACCGAGCTGATGCTAATCGTTGATATGATTAAGAACGGCACTGAGCAAGACAACGAGGGGTCCGACTCGTACGTTGCAAGCGACCTTGACTCCGCCTACCCGAGCTACGTGCAGGACTTCTTTGATGGAGATTCGCATCATAAGTGCACCAAATGCAACGCAACGATGGATAAAACCACCAAAGGGGAATGAAAACACCGATGCAAGAAATGATAGACGAAATGAACAAAATCCTCCGAGAGGAGAAAGAGTGTTTCATTTTGGACCTAAGAGATAAAGCAAGAGAACTACTCCAGAAAGAGAAGGATGTGATGTGTGACTTCGTAGAATACTGCGATGAAGCAAACAGAAACTTCCAAGATACTGAAGAGTCTTGGCGTGAGGACTTGACTATTGATGATATGTTTGACAAACGATTTAACACAAAAGAGAGATGAAAATAACAGTAAGGCCAGACCAGAACATTCAATTGGAAGATGTTTACACTCCAATCGTAATTAGAACAAATGAATGGGTTGAGTTTTACATCTGTCAAAGAGATTACGGCATTGAAATCACTTGCAACGGAGTAACAAAATATTTAACCGACACATCGTTTTAAGGCCAAAGAGAAATGAAACTCATAGACGTTGATTTTAAAGATGGCATTAAAGCCACTTTTATAGACAACACTAAACAGTTGACTCAAATACACTATGATGTCAATACGCTATCGTCTATGTTTGGAGGTAGCAGAACCTTTAACACAAAATGAAATGAAACAGAGCAGCATTGAATGGTTAATATCGTTTATAGAACCATCACTAACACCCGAGCAAAAGCATTTTTTTTCAACGGTTATTGAAAGAGCCAAAGCAATGCACAAGGATGAGATTGAGAATGCCTATTGGGATGGCGGGCAGTGGATTCCAACAGTCGGTTCTCAATGCGAGGAATACTACAAGGAAACCTTTAACACCAAAGAGAAATGAAAATAGTAATAGAACCAAATAAAGGAGAAAGACAAACACCTGAAGTTATTATTGATACAACTCATTGTTGCTATCCATACGCAATTAGAAATGCGATAAAATTGGCATTAGAACTTGATGGATACGACAATGAAACAATAAATGAAGTGTTTGGGTGGGATATGACTGACAAAGAATGTAAAGCAGAAGTATAACGAAACCTTTAAAACCAACGAGAAATGAAACAAGAAGAACCAAGCAACGATATGTGCGAATGCAAAGTCCCACAACTACAAATCAAAGTCAGTGAAAATGGAACATATGCTTACTGCACAAAATGCATAAGAACAATTAACGTCAACGAGAAATGAAAAGAACACTAATTATTTACAACACAAAAGAGACTACACAAGAAGAAGCAGCACACCTTCTTGATATCCTTAACTGCGATGATTCTATGATATGGGATAATGCAGATAGATGCGGAGTAGAAATTATTGAAGTACCAACAGATAAAACAGAAGAGAAATGAAACATACAGCTGTACAGTGGCTTGAGATTGTGTTAATCTGGGACCCTATTTCAGAAGAAGAATTTGAGCATAATATGAATTGCTGGAAGCAAGCCAAAGCAATGGAGAAGGAGCAGATGGTTGACTTTGCTTTTAAGTATGGAGATTTGACCACCCGTGAGATTGCAGATTCTTTTGATAAAGAATACAAAACCAAATAGAAATGAGAACTCCGCCCGCTTATGGCGCATTAGGATTCAGCAAGCGGAATGCAACCGCACTGATTAACGGAGTCTTTTTTCTTTAACGCCAAATGAAATGAGGGAGTGGTGAGTGAAGCTGTAGTTAGCACACCACTGATAAAGGTGACTATACTGAAAAAGGGTTTAGACTAAGTATAGGTGAAATCAGGCTAACCAGAAACCTTGAGAGACCCGAAGCCACTCCTTCTATTTCATATCCAATAAATCAGTTACAACCTTATGAACAACTTTAGTTTCCTTAAGATATACAATTCACCGTTCAAGCGACCACGGCTAAACATATACTTCGGTAAGATTGTCGTAGGCACACCGTACTTCCTTCCTCGTCGCAAGGTCAAGTCTAAGACGAAAAAGGGGTGGATTGAGTTCAAGCCAAAGTACTTCGGGTTTGACTTCGTTGACTTGGGTTGGAAAACCAAATGGAGCGACACCGACTATCGCCACGAGTGGAATCCAAGATGGTCGTTCGTGTTCTGGAAGTGGCAGCTTGCCGTCATCTTTTCTTCTCCGGCATTAGACTCTCTCTCTGCCTATTGGGAGGCTTGGCTGTACTACAGATACGACACGGTTGGAACGATGGAACAACGAGTGGCTCAGTGCAAGAATGAAAACCCAAAGAGTTCAACTAGTTATCCAAGCCTTAAGCACACGAACCACTACGACGAAATACTTAAAAAGAAGTACCTATGAAAACACTAATCTTAGGGGATACCCACGGACGCACCAACTGGAAGCAAGCGATTGACGCACACCCAGACGCAGGTCGTATCATCTTTATGGGGGACTACTTTGATTCGTTTGACATCAGCGGTGTTGAGCAGTTGCACAACTTCAATGAAATCATTCGCTTCAAGGAGGCTACCGACAAGGAGGTTGTGATGCTCATCGGCAACCACGACCACCACTACCTTGATGTAGGCGAGACCTACAGCGGGTACAAGGCCGCACACAAGTGGGACTTTCAGGATGCACTGACCAAGAATATGCACCACCTTCAGATTGCATACTCGCTTGACGAACTGCTGTTCTCTCACGCAGGTGTAAGCCCAGCGTGGATGGACAATACGTTTGGATTGGAGTGGAACGTAGACAACTTGGTTGAACTGCTCAACGATAAGTACAAGCATCAGCCAACTGCATTCAACTTTAACCAAGAGAGCTTTGACCCGTACGGAGACTCACCTTGGCAGGGGCCGCTTTGGATACGGCCACGTTCACTGATGGGTTGCAATAGAGGTGTAGGTGGATTAAAAAAGAAGTTCATTCAGATTGTTGGACACACCCAAGTGAAGAATATCTTCGACAGCATCGTCGCCTGCAACAAGTCTATGGGTGGACGATACTACCTTGTTGACGCTATGGAATCAGGTGGGTACATCACCTACGAGGACGGAGAGATAACGGCACACGAAATCCATATCTCGCCAAATGTGCAGTAAAAACATAGTTTTGGCAGATTATACAACATAAAATATGGCAAAGAGACTAACCAAACAAGAGAAGTGGAACAAGGCAAGTGAAGACCTCATCAACAAGATGTTTGAGATTGCTGGCCACAACGTAACCTACGATGACATCAAGGGACGAACAGACGACTGGTACACCGACTGGACTATGACTGTTGCTCAGGCCGAGCAGTGGAAAGAGTGGGGGATGGAGTACCTTCAAAAGAATATGAAGTTCACCAAGCACTACGCTGAGCTTGAGATGAGGATGTTTAATGTAATGTATGGACTTAAATACAGTGATTGGCCAGATGGAACAAATTAAAAAGAAAGACATTCTTCTTGAGCAATACAAGAAGGCGCAGTACAATCGCAACGTATGTTTGTATAGTCGTAGAGATACCGAAGCAAAGTATTGGGAAGGTTATGTCAACGCACTAAGTTTAATTTTAGAATCTCAGAAATAATGGGAGCACCACAAATTATAGTCATCCTGATATGGGGACTTGGGCTAGGCATAGAGCTGGCCAATCACGGCAAGGACCGAGCCGGAAAGCACAACTTCTTTAACAAGCTGATTGCAGTGTCTATCACGGCTGCAATTCTAGGCATGGGAGGGTTTTTCGGATGAAAAATATGACGCCCGAAGAGCAAAGCATTTACCTAGAGCGAGTTCTTGTAAAGCTTATTATTACGATGCAGGTGCAGCTTGAACTATTCGATGAGCTGCAGATGACAAAAGCCTATCGTCACAACATGAAGCGCAGCATAAACATGCTGTCTACTGACCTAGAAAAATACCTCGTGGAGATGTACGGATACATGGACATGGACACCGAGAAGGAGGAGTCGTTTCTTGCTATCAAGCGTGGTATTGAAATGCTGCTAGAGAAGACCGTAGATGAGCTGTATGATGATGGTTTTCAGCCAATCAAGGAGTAAATTTGCAGTCTAAATTTCTACGTCATGAAGAACCACACCAAAGTTTATCTAACCGAAATGGGATACGAAGTAACCGATTTCATAAGCTGCGAAGTGTGTGGTAAAAAAGCGGTAGACATTCATCATATTCAGCCCAGAGGAATGGGCGGCAGTAAGAAGTTGGACATCATAGACAACCTTATGGCCCTATGCCGTGAGTGCCACCATGAGGCCGACTTCGGGACCAAGTTACCTAAAGAATCATTGAAGGCTATACACGTTATGCGAATGGCCGGACTTTAAAATTATGAGCAAAGTTGTTTATCGAAGTACATCCGGTAGGGAGGTGTACTTTGAGAAGGTCGATGATGAGACAATCCTCATGACCAATGTCCCTAGAGCAAAGACCAAGAAGCCCGAGTATTGCGGCTCTCTCAAGCTGCAAAGCATGGTCAAGCTTAGTTTTAAGGGTGGACCACATCTGTATCAACACATGAAAATGTCGTTTATCAGCCATGAGTTTGCCAATATGCATGCAGACATTATAGTATCAAGAGACAAGAAACTCGGCAGCGGGTGGTACATCTACTGCTACAAACGTTATTAAACATGATTACAAACAAATCTTTACCCAAACACATCAAGGCTGTAGACACATCCAAGATGTCCCGCAAAGAGTGGGAGCAATTCCGTGGCACACTAACTACCTTAGGCGGCTCTGACGTCGGTACGTGCATCGGTCTTAACCGGTGGAAGTCTAACGTGGAGTTGTTCTACGAGAAGCTTAAACTGTACAAGCGTGAGTTTCATGACTCGATACCCATGATGATGGGCCGTGAGTTGGAGACAACCATCCGTAGGCTTATCTCATACTACGATGTCGAGAACCCAGATTCGTTCTTAGACAACTATCATTCCGGCAACAAGGTGAACTTGGTGCGTCAACGTCATGCTACGTTCTTCAACGACGAATGTCCGGAGCTTCATGCCAATATAGACGCACTCATTAAGCTTCAGGGTCGGGATGAGTGGGGTGTCGCAGAGATTAAGTATCAAAGCGGTCAAGCTACCCGAGTGTGGGAGAATGGCATTAACCCGTCATACATTGCTCAGTCCATGGCCTACATGCGTGTACTTGGCCTTAGTTATGCCGTCCTTGTACTTATCGAGGATGCCAACCAATGGAACGTGCATGTAATTGAGTGGGATGAGGAGTTGTGGAATCGTTTCTATCCTACCATTAAAGAGTTTGTTGAGCAGTTGTCTATGGCGAAGTCGATGATTTCAGATTCTGTCGGTGAGTCGGAAAGATTCCAAATAGCAGCAACCTTCGAACCCACCGCATACGAGGAGCAAGCTAAGCCATACGAAGCATTCCTATCTGACTATGCGAAGACTCGTGACAACGAGCTTGTGGTTGAAGGAGATGATGAAATGCTTAAGATTGCAGTAGACATTGTTGAGCGAGGTGAGTCCCTAAAGAAAGCCGAAGAAGAGCTCCGTCACCGTAAAAACTTAGTTAGGAAGTACATGCTAGACAACGAAGCTCAAGTTATTACCTTTGGGGAGTCCGGTAATATCACATACCGGTCGCAATTAAGGTTCAATATCAAATTATGAAAGACGTAAAATTTGCAGCAGAAGGGGTGTTTGTCGGGAAGGTAAACACCACCGCAATCGGCGCTGGTGCCGGGAAAGGCATTGTGCTGGTAGACTTTGTAATCAACAACAGCATTCAAGACAACCGTGGTGTTGTTAAAGAGCAGCCGTTGAAGATTACAGCCTACAACAAGAATGCAGCGCTACTTGATGCTGTGCAGGTCGGTGACACGGTCGTTGTAAACGGGTATGTGCGTGGTAAGTATAACGATGGTAAGGACGAGTATTGGACTAACCTAGTGATGCAAACTATCCGCATCTTGTAAAAGAAATGGGGGCCGAAGCCCCCATCCCCCCTTACCAATCAAATCAAACACTAACCACAGTGCCTAATCATTACTACAAATATATGGAATAATTCCATTAAACCAAAGTTGTATGAGCAGTATTTTAGAAAAAGTTGTTCTTGATGAGCGTTTATCGCTCAAAGCCAAGGGTTTATTCGTTCTTATTTATTCGCAAGGAGTGCGTGTAAGGAGAGTAATACCAATGTCAAAGGATGGAAGAGATGCGCACTATGCCGCATTCGCAGAGCTCCAAGCGTTGGGGTACACCGAGCATATTGAATATCCGGAAAATCCGGACACAAGTTCAAACACGTGTGCGGAAAATCCGGACACAATGCCCGAGGTGTGTGCGGAAAATCCGGAAATTATGGACGTTTGTACGGAAAATCCGGACATCGTGCAAAATTCCGTCTCCCCCCTTGACAATCCCCCCTCCCAAAAAGATAAAGAAAAGACTACTACAAGTAGTAGTCCAAAAGAAAGAGAAAAAGGGTTCCGAGCACCCAAGCCCCAAGAGGTCGAGGAGTACATGACCGAACGCCGATGGAAGGATGCCAAGCGTCAGGCCGAGGCATTCATCGACTTCTATGCCTCCAAGGGATGGATGATTGGCAAAAACAAAATGAAGGATTGGAAAGCAGCAGTCCGGACATGGGAGCGCCACGGTGATGTCGAACGAACAGAGGAGACCCAAGACCCACGAGTGGCAAGATTGTTCGAGATAGACTGGAACACACAGCCAGACGAACGTGTCGTCAAGGCATCGGTCTTCTGCGTTACCAACAAGGTCAACCCACCAAAGACACTTGCCAAGAGGTACTTCAACAACCTAGGGCTCTTGTCTAAATTCAAGGATGCATGCAAAGTCGAAGGCGTTGAACCCAAAATGCTTGCTGCAAAATGAAAGACGAACGTTTTGTAAACATGGACGAGCACCTTCGCACCATTGACCTCAAGCGCAAAGGAAAGCTCAAGATGGGACAGACCATTGGCGTTGAACCATTCGACAAGCACATCCAACTTAAGAAGGGAGAACTTACCGTAATCGCTGGTCACGCCAACGCAGGTAAAACAACGGTCATTCTTTGGTACATGCTTGTCAATGCAGTGAAGAACGACACCCGGTGGCTTTTATACTCATCAGAGAACGACGCATGGATTCTCATAGACAAACTCATATCCATGAAGCTGCAGCAGCACACGGAGGACGTGAGCGATATGGAATTCTATAAGGCACGTGACTACATCCTAGACCACTTTCGCTTTGTTGATGACACCAAGACCTACACGGCATACGACCTTCTACAGTTGGCCCGTGAGATTAAGGACGAGTGGGACTACCAAGCACTCCTATTAGACCCGTACAACTCAATCGCTAAAGACCGCAAGATGTATGCAGAGCTAGGTGGCCACGAGTACGACTACCGTGTACTTGGAGACATCCGAATCTTCTGTAAGCAGACCGGTATCGCTGTCTACATCAACGCTCACGGCGTAACAGAGGCGCTTCGCAAGGTCCACACACGAGGTGACGAGTATATGGGCTACGAATTAGACGGACATCCCAGACCATTGGCCCAGGCAGATATCGAGGGTGGCTCCAAGTTCTCGTCACGTGCCGACAACTTCTGGTGTGTTCACCGATACACCAGACACGAAAGTCTATACAACTACACCCTTATCCACGTCAACAAGGTTAAGGTCACGGAGACCGGAGGCTCGCCTACTTTCTTTAACGACCCCGTAAGGCTCCAGATGCGAATTGGTGGAACGTTCTTGATAGACGACAGATACGACCCGCTCGGTAAATCTCATCGCACAGAGGAGCATATTACAACTAGTAACGACGACGATATTTTCTAATGGACAGAGCAAATGAAATCCTCCTAATGGCCCAAGAGCTAGAGCTTGGACAAGCTCAAGTCTGGGTAGCTGACTGGGCGTCTAAAGCAAAAGGCGAAAGCCAAGACAAACTACTTACCCTACTTACAATACTTCACCGAACCTCATCATCACTTCAAACACTACGATATGAAATATCAACACTCGAACAACAGGTCAACTCTGACAGAGCACGAATTACAGCAGCGACTGAGGATGCAAGACGCTATCGAGAAGAAGCGGATAGCCTTCGAAGAAGCATTGAAGAAGCACTCTGAGTACAGCGAAGAGAAGATTAAACAGAAGGGCGGATTCTTTCTTGTGGGAGAGCGATTCATCACCCCAAAGGGTAAGTTTGAAATATTAGACATCGACAGTGGATACAACGAAACTCTCGGTAAAAAAGATTGGTTGCTAACGATTGAAAACTATAACAACTTCGTTAGAATGACCATATGGTACAGTGACCTGCTACAGCGCTACGAGGCAGGTGAGGCTGTGTTAATAACGTTTAAATCGTAGCTTTGTCTAAATCCAAATTAATTTTACAATGGAACAATACAAAAAATTGGTTGTCGCTTCAGGAAAGTACACCGTCAACGGAGAAGAGAAAACCCGTTGGATTGAAATCGGCCGAGTGCTCAAGGCACCTACCGGATTTAAAATCAAGCTTGACGCTATCCCTGTCGAGTGGAACGGATGGGCCGAAATGGTAGACATCGAGCGTAAGGACGCAGCCGGAAAGCCTGCACCTAAGAAAACGCAATCAGTAGTAGAAGCAGACGACCTTCCTTTCTAAGTGAAGCACGAAGAGTCGAGACTCCAGCGAGCCTGCGTGGCGTGGTTTAGAATGCAGTATGCAGATAAAGCATATTGCTTGTTTGCCATACCGAACGGAGGGCGCAGAGACAAGATTACTGCAGCCATTATGAAGGGGGAAGGCGTACTCGCAGGAGTCGCCGACCTCTTTCTTATGGTTCCTAACGACACCTACCATGGTCTATGGATTGAGATGAAGACCCCAAAAGGGAGGGCTTCTGATTCACAAAAGTTGTTCGAGTCCCTGTCTAAATCCCAAGGATATGAATACAGAATCGCAAGAACTTTGGATGAATTCCAGTTCATCATCAATGATTACCTTTGTACAAAATCGAAAGGAAATGTCGTACTACACGAACATAGAGATTCGGGAGCAGATTGACAATGTGCTGAGGGCCAATGCGAACATATTCGCTAACCTTGGTCAGGGGTCGAGCAAGACAGAGGTCGAGCGTGCCAAAATAATGGAGCGCAAGAACCTTAGACAAGTTCGAAACTTAGACATGACATTCGTTGATGCGCTCCTTTCGGCCTGCGACTGATAATCAGTCGGATACAAGCCAAGAGCCGCCCAAAGAGGGGGAAGGGAATCATCACCCCAATACAGACTGGATTTTTATTTACTGGGATATCTAATTATGGACTTTAATAGCGACTTCCGCTACGACCTAAAGCTTGGACAACTAGGCGAAACATTTGTTGCGCAACTGTTTGCAAGCAAGCTAGTTGAGGTGAAATTTGACTTCGGCACATACCGCACTGGAAACTTCTACATTGAGTATGAATCCCGTGGTGTCCCGTCAGGAATTGCCACCACCCAAGCAGACTATTGGATGCTCATTGCTGCATCAGAGAAAGGTCTACGCCACAAACAAAACATAGGCACACTTGAGGCCGACGACGTATTGTACTGCATATTCATGCACGTCAGCGAACTGAAAGAGCGGTGCCGCAAAAACTTCTACCGAAGAGATGTGCCCGGGGGAGATGATAACACCTCCCTCGGTCTACTTATTAAAGTGGAAAAACTATTCCTACCCAGCATACACCGGATAGGATAGTCACTATCATCATTCGCCCCTATACTCTAAGAACTTCTCTAACGTCTTATCAGAGATAATAGTCTCACCAGAGCCATCCTCGTACTTCTGGATTTGCTGCAGGGCCTTCACAAGCGCCTCACGTCCATCCTTCTGTTCTATCTGAGTCAGAATCTCAGCACGCTTCTGTGGTGAATTAGCACGTACAACTGTCTGAGCCTGCGGGCTTAGCATGTTCATCCGTGCAATCTCCGCAAAGTAATACTTAGCCATGCTCTCGGCCTCATCTGAGGTCACTTCGTAAGACATTGTGATACGCTCTAACGCTTCTTTGGTGACGTCCATGTGGTTGTCTGCCTCCCAGCGTGCAGCAATAGCCTTGACATCTCTGCGCACACGTGAGCGAGTGTTTTCCTCGGCTGTAGACTTCTCTAGGCTGTCGTATCGGAATGCTGCCTGCCACCCAAGGTTGCCATCACGAACGATACGCTTGGTAACGCCGCCGCCGGCTTTCAAGATGTCTCCAATGTTTTCTGCTGGTCGGATAGTACCCTGAACCACACCTTCTTCCATTAGACCTTCGTAGCTAATGTTATCAGTAACTGAGAACATCATTCTCAAGAAGTATTGATTGTCTACACGGGTAGCAAGCTTTTCGAACGCTGCCTGTAGCTGCTTAGGCTTGGCGCCAATCCCCTTACCCAATCTAACGAACGTGGCACGTGTACGGTCGTCGTACTTGTCGGTATCGGCAAGCTCTCCAAATCCTTCACGGAACACCTCGTCACCGGTGTAGGTGTCGTAGTTAGCGCTATACGCAATGTACGCACCAACCATTGGCACTTGACCAACCATACCGAGCATGGCGTCCACTACAGACTTGTTCTCGATTCCTTTTGCAGCAGACTGCCCCAATAATGGAATGTAGTATTCTGCTCCAAGAACTACTGCGCTCTTGAGGTTGCTTGGGTGACGGTCGCTGAACATCGGATTGACACTATCTGCAACAGCTTGAGTAAGTCTAACGAACGGAGCCATTTCATACGGTATACCAATCACAAACGCCTCTGGCACTGCGGACTTAGACCATCCCTGAACATACTCGCCAGTGTTCTTGTCCTTCCACTTACCGTTAAGCACAACAATGTTTCTGTCCTTGATTTGTGGAGAGAAGTAGTCTAAAGCGTGTGGACGCTTTTCACCGTTCTCATCGAACTCATCGTCCGGCTCACCAATCATGTTATTGAATGCCATGATGGCTGCATATCCAACTGCAAACTCGGCAATTTTCAAGAACGACCAAGCGTTTACCATGTTGTTGTCTTCAGAGACACGAGTTCCGAACATCTTGTTACCAGCGAGTGGTGAGATGTAGTAGACACTTGTTTCAATGGCACGAGTCGCTGCGTTGGTGTATGGCAAGAACTTCTCGACCATGTACGAAGCTTGTCCGCTGATGGCGTAATCCATGTGCTGACGGGCCTTGGCTGCCGCAAGCGTTACCAATTCATCCTCAGTAAGATTTGGACGGGCGGCCTTTAGGTCACGGTACGTCTTCTCAAAGATGGCTAGACGGGTAATCTTCTCTGACTTCTCTTGGAGGAATAGCATTCCTTCTTTGATGTAAGTAAGAGCAAGTGATACCTTGTTAGCCTTGTCTCCAGTTCTGCGCTCCGTGATGCCCTTGGAAACATTCCGGAACCCGAGTGGCGAATCCGAAACGAAGTCCATGGCGTAACCACCTTTTTCTGCGGCCTTAGACACGCTACGGTCTCCGAACAGTCTATTGACAGCGATTGGAGATGCGTACTTGATGTAGTTAGCCATGCTACCCGTAAGGGTGTTGCCGAATGCGTTGGTGAAAGCGTTTACAAACAGGAAGTCACGGAACACGTTGACCGCAGCGAACGCAGGGTTTCCGATGGTTGCAGCAAGCTTAAGCCCGGTAGACCCAGTCGCCACACCAAGTAGCTCCATGAACATCTTCTGACCTTCGGTGCCAGCACCCCAGGTCTCAAGTCCACGCCATGTTTTGTAGAACTCCAAGTCTACACGCATTCTTACTACGTTGTTGTTCTTGTCAAAGAACTCAATCACCGTAGTTCCGGGTGCAATCTTTGGAGGGTATTGAATAACTCCGAAACGGTCACGCTTGATTGAACCGTCTTTGTTAAGCAACGGCTGCTCGATAGACAAAACATTGTTAGCTGGCGACGCCACAACGAAGTCGTACAGTCTTGCAGCTATCTCGTTTCTACGCATGGTGCGCTCGTGCGACACAATCGTTGCAGCAAATAGTGCGGTTGGGTCAGTAACCATCGCATCCTCAGTACCAGCGCCAAGCTTTTTAACGCCATTAGACGGGTTTTGTGACAGTACGCCAAGCTCAGACATCATCTCACGGTCAACAAGTCGTTGCAGGACAATTCTCGGGCTGTACCCGTAGTCTTTTAGTG